GCAAACAGAAGAGAACCACACCATGACAGCAAAATACCGCGCCCTGCTCACCGAACAGGGCAAAGCGCTGCTGGCTAACGCTGCAGCAACCGGCCAAAAGCTGGAAATTACGCATATGGCGGTCGGCGACGGCGGCGGTTCGCCAACGCAGCCCGATGAAAGCCAGACCAAGCTGGTGAACGAAAAACGGCGCGCCGAGCTGAATTCACTGCAGATAGATACCGGCAACAGCAACCAAGTGATCGCTGAACAAGTGATCCCGGAGGACGTTGGCGGTTGGTGGATCCGCGAGCTGGGGCTGTATGACAAAAACGGCGTGCTGGTGGCGATCGCCAATACGCCCGACACCTACAAGCCGCAGTTGACCGAAGGTGCCGGCCGCACCCAGGTCGTGCGCATGGTGCTTCTGGTAAAAGGCGACGCCAATGCGGCGATCGTCGCAGACAAGACCGCCTTACTGGTCTCGCGCGATACGCTGAGTGCAGCCATTGCCGAACATGCCCGCTCGCGCAATCATCCTGACGCCACCTTGCTGGCAAAGGGTTTCACTCAATTGAGCAACGACAGCAATAGCGGTAGCGAAACGCTGGCCGCTACCCCGAAAGCCGTCAAAGCGGTTAACGATGCCTCGCTGAAAATCGCGGCGAACCTGAAAGACCTGCCAAACAAGTCCGTCGCGCGCGGCAACCTGGAGCTGGGTACTGCCGCCACACGCAACGTCGGCGCGCAAAAAACCAACCTGATGGAGGTGGGCGCGTTCGGTTTGGGGGGGGGCCCGATACATCGCGAAGACGCTCTGAGCAACCGTGGCGAAATCTATCGGGTTACGGGTGCATCGAAAAATGCGCCGGGCGGCGGTGTTTATGGCGTCTTGAACCTGCCGTGTGACGGCGGCCCTTCCAGCGGCTATCTGGCGATCCAGCCTAATGGATCATCTTACATCGGCACGTCCACGACCCCTGACAAACCGCTGAACTGGTACCGAATTTACACTACCGGCTTTAAACCGACGGCCACAGACGTCGACGCCTACAGCAAGGCGGAAGCCGACGGGAAGTTCGTCAAACAGAGCGGCGATACCATTACCGGCGCTTTAACGGTCAATGGAGCGATTGAGAGTAAATCCGGCCTCACTACACCCTCTTTAGCCGTAAATGGCAGCGTAACCATCGCCGGAGCGTTGACCACAAAAGCCGGTGTCGAGCTGTTCGGTACCACCCCCTATCTGGATTTTCATTACGGCAATAGCAACGGTGACTTCGATGTCAGACTCATCAATGACAACAAAGGCACCTTAGCCTTTCACGGCAATGAATATTACGTCAATGGCAAGCTGAGCGCGACGGGTGATGCCTGGATAGGCGGAAAGGCCAATATCAACGGTATGGCCGCTTTTTATAGTTCTGATTTTATTACTAAACAAGGAAATCTTACTCATCCCGACGGCAATCGCCAAACAAACGGTATGCGTCTACAGGGGCAAGGTAATCTGCTCGTCGATCTTTACCACTATGAGAAGGTCGGGAGCCACCATGAGTTCGGTATCCATGTTGCCAACGGCGGGGCCGATGGCTGGTTCAGCTTCCGTAATAACGGTGAACTCCGCGCGAACGGCACCTTATTTGCTGCAGGTGCCGCTTATCAAACAGACGGCAATATTAACGGCGGCATTTGGGGAGGCTATTTAAGCAACTATCTCAATCACAACTTTGTGCGGGATGTTCGCCTGGGTAATGTGGAAAGTATCGCTACCTGGCGAGGCCCCGGCTATTCGGATAGCGCGGGTTATGTCCTGACCGGCGCAGCAAACAACAACGTGGATGAATACATCGACGTAATTTTCCGTCGTCCGCTGCAAAAACACATTGGTGGCAATTGGGTTACCGTCTGGAGCGTATAATGATGAATAACATGAAAAACTTTACCCTCGCCGCGCCGGAAACGGTAGAACAGAAACAGCTGGCCGCCTCGCACGGTGTTTTGTTTTTAAAATCCGATGCCGGGGAAGACTGGTATGAATGTCAAAAAAGCTTCCGTCCTGAGACGGTAAAACTGATGTATGACAAGGACGGGATCATTCGTTCAATCACCGCGAAACCGAATGCCGAAGGCCATTATGACGTTTCCGGATTTTTCCCAGAAAATATGAGTGTGGCGGAGGTCGAAAACTTGCCGGAAGGCGCTGATATCAACGGCCGCTGGATTTTTGATGGAGAAAACATCATACCAAGATCGTATTCAACTCAGGAGCTACGGCAACAGGCCGCCAATAAAAAACAAGAGTTGATTAAGCAAAGTTCGCTGCAGATAGAAACGCTTAACGACGCTACTGACCTGGGAATGGCAAGCGAAGAGGAACTGCGGCTGCTGACCCGCTGGAAAACCTACCGCGTATTGCTTAATCGGGTCGATCCCGAAGCGGCCCCGGATATCGACTGGCCGCAACCACCGCAATAACGTCGTTCAACGCCCCGCCCGGGGCGTTTTTTTTCTTTATTTTTCCTGCTGTTGTACCAGTTATCCCACACCCCGAATGAGATGCGGCACCACCTCCCAACAGGCATGCTGTCATCACCAACCACAAACGGAGTAATGCTATGGGTGACTATCACCACGGCGTGCGTGTCCTCGAAATCAACGAAGGCACCCGCGTAATTTCCACCGTCTCGACGGCCATTGTCGGCATGGTTTGTACCGCAGAAGATGCCGATGCAACCCTGTTTCCTCTCAACACCCCGGTGCTGATTACCGACGTCCTGGCCGCCAGCGGCAAAGCAGGTAAAAAAGGGACGCTGGCGCGTTCGCTGCTGGCGATCGCCGAGCAGACTAAGCCGGTAACCGTCGTGGTACGCGTGGCGGAAGGGAAAGACGAGGCCGAAACCACGTCCAATATCATCGGTGGCGCCGATGAAAACGGTAAGTACACCGGCATGAAAGCGCTGCTGGCCGCTCAGGCCGAGCTGGGCGTGAAACCACGCATTCTGGGCGTACCGGGCCATGATAATCAGGAAGTGGCGACCGCGTTGGCCGGCATCTGCCAGCAGCTGCGCGCTTTCGGCTATATCAGCGCTTACGGCTGTAAAACCGTGTCCGACGCCATCAAATATCGCGCCAACTTCAGCCAGCGCGAACTGATGCTGATTTGGCCGGACTTCATCAACTGGAATACCACCACCAACAGCAGCGACATCGCCTTCGCCACCGCTCGTGCACTGGGGCTGCGTGCCAAGATCGACCAGGAGACCGGCTGGCATAAAACCTTATCCAACGTCGGCGTCAACGGTGTGAGCGGTATCTCGGCCAGCGTATTTTGGGATCTGCAAACCGCAGGCACCGACGCCGATCTGCTGAATGAAGGTTGCGTCACCACCCTGATCCGCAAAGATGGCTTCAAGTTCTGGGGATCTCGCACCTGCTCCGACGAGCCGCTGTTCCAGTTTGAAAACTATACCCGCACCGCGCAGGTATTGGCCGACACCTTGGCCGAAGCTCATCTGTGGGCGGTTGACCGTCCGCTTACCCCGACGCTGATCCGCGACATGATCGACGGCATCAAGGCCAAGTTCCGCGAACTGAAATCCGCCGGTCTGATCATCGACGGTGACTGCTGGTATGACGAAAGCGCCAACGACAAAGAGACCCTGAAGGCTGGCAAGCTGTTTATCGATTACGACTACACCCCGGTACCGCCTCTGGAGGATCTGACTCTGCGTCAGCGCATTACCGATCGCTACCTGGCGAACTTCGCCGCATCCGTGAACAGCTAAGGAGACTGAAGCATGGCACTGCCAAAAAAACTGAAATACCTGAACCTGTTTAACGACGGCTTCAACTACATGGGCGTGGTTTCCTCAATGACGCTGCCGAAACTGACACGCAAGCTGGAAAAATTCCGCGGCGGCGGCATGAGCGGCGCAGCCTCGGTGGACTTCGGCCTGGACGACGATGCGCTGGTGGTGGAATGGACCATGGGCGGCATTGACGAACTGGTGCTCAAGCAATGGGGCCGCGTCGATGCGGTACCGCTGCGCTTTACCGGCTCTTTCCAACGCGACGATACCGGCGACGTCTCTGCGCTCGAAGTGGTGATGCGCGGCCGTCATAAAGAGATCGACAGCGGCGACTTCAAGCAGGGTGAAGATACCGAAACCAAAGTTTCCACCGACTGCACTTACTTCAAGTTGAGCATCGACGGCAAAGTGCTGATCGAGATCGATA